CGTCCAGCCAGCCCACTCGGCGGCGAGGTCGAACCCGCCGATCCCGCTGAAAAGAGAGGCGTGGGTCATAAGAGATCATCGGTTATTGTCCTAATTTTTCAACGATCCGCATTTCTCGTTCGGATAACTCCCATACTATAGCCTCTTTTTTCACCGCAGCTCTTTCGGCGGTAACTCTTTCGGCGGCGGTATACGAGATTAAAAAACCGGATCCGTAAATCGATTTCCCGTGCTTTTTTTGGATGTCAAGCGCAGAGTGATGCACCATTTCCCGCTTGTCTATCTTTATCTCTCCCTTGTTTTTCACGATGTACGCTACATCCGAAACCGTCAGCACGCAGTCCGGGTATTTGTATTTCGGCAACTCCGCTTTCGGTGCCGAGCAAATGGCGTCGATCCCCTCATATAGCACAGGATCACCTATTACGCCGGACTCGCCGAACATATTGGACAAAAAAGATGTATTTACTTTTGCCCCGTTTTCGTAAACGATAGCGGCGCCGCATACGATCCGTGTACAGTCAATGTCAGCGCTGAACAATGTCAGATGCGGGGCAAACAGGAAAAACTTGATCCCTCGTTTCAGATAGAACCGGACAATTTGAGAGACGATCGAAAAGGGCGGGTTGTCGATCACCACGCAATTATCGGGATAGACCAAGCTCTCGTAATCACCACCCGGATAGAACGGGCGGACAACGGTCATCCCGTCGATGTCGCAATGATCGGCTACATATTGCAAAACATAGTCGTACACCGCTGGAGGCGTATAGCAGTCGTCGGTCGTTTTCTTGGGCTTGAATTTTTCCACAAAGCCCTCGTAATCGTCGAAAATCCCTTTTTGCGACTTTCCTCGATTCGTGAATACATGCTCTTCTTGATTGAATAAATCAACTACTTTCATTATCAGCCTGCTATTTATCGGTTATCCCCGTTTGAGTCGATCACGCCGCGCTCGCGGCGGCTGGCGAGTTTGTCGAGGTTCTGCTGCATGACCTCTTCGAGCGTGAAGCCGAAGCAATCGGCAATG